AATCCCTCTATTCTGATGACTATATTCAACCCCATATTTTCTTAAACAAGTTTGCTTGTATTTTTCCTGAAATACTAAGGATTGTAAAGCATATTTAACTCCATTATTTTTTAAACAAGTTTTTTCTTTTTGACTTTTTATAGCTTCAGATTTGGAAGGATTATCAAATCCATAATTTTTAAACCAGGTTTTTTTCAATTTCTTTTTTACATCTTCTCTTTGATACTGATTTTCAACTCCATATCTATCAAATATAGCTTCTTGACTAGTTTTATAAACATATTGATTCAGATGCTCTTTACAACATCCATTTTTATATCCTAAGAAAACAGAAATAAATTCGGTTTTTTGATTACAAATTTTGCATTTATCATCTATTTCTTCTTTTCTCCATTTATCAAAATATGCTTTTTTATCATGTTTTAAAGCAACATGGGTTAATAAACCATTAATTTTTTTATGTAGGGTTCCACATTCTTCACAAATATATAATTCTTTTTCTTTTCTTAATTCTTTCATGAATATCTTTTTATTTATATATTCATGAAGAAATACCAAATATCCCCAGTAATCCGGACTTTAAGATTTATTAGGTTTCCAGAGTTTAAATTTATGAAAGAATTCAGGGAATGTTTCTTCAGGACAGAATGTAATAGCTACTTCTTCTCCACTTAATGAAGATTCTGTAGTAACATTATAATTGAGATGTTTAAGGTTATCAATCTTATCACACAGCTTTAACCATTTAAAGTCGGATTCAGATACTCGACAAACTACTTTTTTAAATGAGGTTTCCAGCCATTTTTTCATTCTTGGATCGTCTTGAAATTTAAGATAACAAGCTAATGAAGCATGAGCTGCAACAACCGGTGCCATATGATCTGGGACATGTTCCCAGAGGAAGATATACATTTTCATTAGTACCTGAATTTATTTCTGTATTGAATATTGTAACCACCGTAGCCTGAATTTCCCCTTGGACTATCATCATTAAACTCATTACTGATATTCCAAAAGTTTATACCTATCGCAATGGCAATGGCTAATACGTATAGCAAGATAACCTGCCATGTCTTTGGAACTACTTTCAAATAAGAAAATTCCTCAAAATGTCTCCTCTTAAATTTGTTTAGGTTCTGATTAAGATAGTTGTAATATACATCCCAGGTTTGATCGTTGAGAACAGGATACTTTCCTTTGGTGACTTTGGTTATATCTTTCTTATTCAAGTTTAAAGGAAGAACTGGAGGAAGTAATGCAGTATCTATGCCTGTTCCTTTTCCGATAGTTTCTTTCAGCTGAGAATTTAATGGTATTGCAACTGGAAGAGTTTGGCCCTTTTTGGTTTCAATATTCATCATATAAAGATCCAAAGCTTTTTGAGTTGTTTCGGCTGTTAGGTCTCCAGATAAAGCCCATGAGAATGAATGTACCCAAGTAATTTCATCGCCATTGGTTCCAATACAAATGATTAATTCATTCTGATTTCCCTTAACCCAGTAATTTTCCTGAAGTGCAGCTATTGAAGCAGGCTTCTTATCAAATAAGAGAATCCACAATCTTAATTCATTTGACGGACCAAACTTCGCATTAAGTCGTTGAAATTTTGTTTGAGTAGTTTTGGAAACATTCTTACCAAGTATTGTGGGAAAATAAATAGCATCCCCAATCCCTCTGAAAAATCCGCCTTCATTCATATTTGGGTATTTATAAAGGCCAATACTATCTGCTTCTTTATCATCAATAACTGAAATATTAAATATGGTTAAATCCGAAGCTTTAATTCGATTTTCATAAGTATGCATTGTAAAATAGCCTTTCCGAGTTTGATCTGTCCCAGACCAAGTTGTATTCCATATTGGGCTAGATTGTCCTACGCAAGTTCCTTCAAATTTAGTTCCATCTGAGCCAACAGCTCGATCCCGAGGAGAATAATTGTCTCTTCTGCTAACGATTATTTTAGGAGTTCTAAACAAAGCTACGATACTATCATGCTGATGTTCAGTAAGAGAATAAGTGTTTCCTAAATTAGTATGAGCCCACCAACTTGGACCAACGTCTTCCTGATGAGAACAATCATAAGGTTCTGAACAATATTCTGTATTCCCATCTTTGTCAGTTCCACAAGCGACCTGACGATAACATGTTTCACTATGCCAGTAATTATAAGGAGCTTCTTCCCCGACAACGTCGATAGTTTCCCCCCAATATTCCGTGAACATAACATTGCTACGTTCAACCAATGCTTTCATACCGAATATAATTCCGGTAGTTATAATCATAGGAACAAAAAATTCCCACCAAGTAAATTCTTTAGGTTTGAGAAAATAGAATATCCCAGTGATAAGGATAACAACGATAAGGGCACCGAACATTATCATATTGTCTTGTTTTTATGAAGTTTAATGTATGGAAGTATGCAACAAACTACAGAGCTTAATGCCCATCCAGTTAAAAGAATTGCATTAATTGCTGTTTTAGGATTGATTGGATCTTTTATATCCTGCAAAAGTTGGGAATCAAGAAACCAGATAAGACCTCCATAAACCATAGTGTTTATAAGAAGCAAAATCGCAGAAAATCTCCACCAAGTACCTTATAAGCAATAAGAAACATGGTATACTTTCCGAGTTTAGTTTCGGCAAATTCAGATGCAGTTAAAGCGACTCCTTTAGCTGATTCATTTACAGCTTCAGCAATTTCTTTTCCTAATCCTACCCATTTTGATCCGGTAGAAATTAGTTGATCTGTTTTCTGTTCAGCCTGTAAAGCTACAATCTGAGCCTTTGTGGCGGGGTCCAACTTACTAATTTGATCAGGAGTGAGTGTTATTCCGCTAGACTGGGAATAAGCCACAGCTGAAAAAATAAGTAGCATAAATAACAATACGATTTTCTTCATGTGTATTCGATTAAGTTAATTTAAATGTGGATACAAATGTACACAATTATTCCTTAGAAAAAAAATATTTTTAAGAAATTAATCGACTTTTAATTTTATGGGAGGCTGTGAAGAGATCTGAATGTAGGTTTTGTTGTACTTTTCAATTTCTTCAGGAGTAAGTTCCCGGCTGGTTTCTTTAGGGAAACATACATTGAAAAATCCAAAACCAGTAACCCACATACCAATGTAAAACTTTTCGGTTTCGGCAGAAGCACAGAAAAGATCAGGTTCATCTCTGCTTATATCACCAAGTTGATGATATGCTTTGGTTCCCATTAAGTAACGACCATTTTTAACCGGGGTCATTACAGCTACTTCTCGAGCAATTTCTTCTTTTGTCATATTAATTGGTATTGGTATAAAGTATTATATAATCGGCACAGTCTCCCGATGTAGGAGTTAATCTTTGAAATTCCGAAGTACGAACAACAGATATAATCTGAATATTTGTAAGTTCGTTAATTATTCTCTGGATTACTGCATCCAGCTCAACAGTGTTGAGATATGTACAAATCCTGCTATCCATCTTATTTGTAATTTACGAAACACATTGAAACTAAAGCGGTACCAAATCTTTTATCTATGGTAAGAGATTCTGTAAGAACCTGAGGTTCCCCCATAAAGTATTGGTCGAAAGTTTTCTTATGCATGTCTTCAATAACTGCATACAATCTTCCTTCTAATTCTTCTACGTTAAAATATCCGGCAAGTTCACAAACAATGCCACCGATTTTTTCATCAAAATTATCATCCTTGTATAACCAAGCATAAATAATCCCTGCTGAAATATGTTCTCCGTAGTTACCGCTGGCACAAGCCATTATTGTAGAAAGTTCTGAACCAAATTCGGGTAAATCTACTTCATCAGTAGTTACGAGTTTAGCTGAAGCAGGTAACACTGAAGAATATCCAACTATATTGAATTGGTGTATTCCAGCATCATGCAAAGCCATGTGATATGAACCCGGATGGAGAGCTAAGTCACTACAACCAGAACCTTTGGTTATAAAAAATTCATGTGGTATTCTATTCTTCATTAATTGGATATTTCAAGTTTAATTGTACCCATTCGTTCCTTAATGACTCGAAGAGTTTCTTCCATCGAGTACATATTATCCGCTATGATATTTAGCATAATGGGATTGCAGGTTTCATCGTCGACAGCTTTATCCCATTGTCTTTTATTTTCTTTCAATAGATCAATTCCATCCTGATAGAGTTTCTCTAATCGTTTGATCCTTTCTGTGTAAATGAAATCAGATGTTATCTCCATAAATATGGTAATTTGATTTTTCTTTTTTCAATTAAGTCAAGAGGAAGTTTAAACATTTCGCTCCACATGAGATCCAGATCATCAACATATAACCCACCATTTAAATGCTCGTATTCATGCTGTATAATGCGAGCTGCGTAACCAGAAAATTCTTCCTTATGGTAAACCCATTCTTCATCATACCATTCGAATTCTATATTAGGAAGACGTGAGATCATCGCTGTTAATTGAGGAATAGAAAGACAACCTTCCGGATGCTTTTCCGGTTCTCCCCATTCTTTTAAAATCTTAGGATTTATAAATGACTGTTTGAAGTGAAAGTCCTCCTTTTCAAGATTAGCATCAACAACAAAAATACGAAGAGGAACTCCAACTTGAATTGCAGCAAGACCAGCACCGTTTGCTTTCTTCACAGTTTCAAACATGTCAACAAGAAGCGGCTCAATAGGAATTTTGCTATTTTTTTGAACCTCTGTGCTAATAAGCCTTAGCATAGGGTCTCCAAATAATACGATAGGTCTTACCATTAATATTTTTTATTACGTTTCTTTTTAACCAATGTGCTTTTCATGACTTTATTTCCGTGAAATTTTCCGGGTACCCCCATCTCTTCTGTTACTGCTTTATATTTCTTTGCAGCTTCCCTGAGTCTTTCTGAAATTGTAGGTTCCTCTTCTATTTTTTGATCAAAGTCAACCCATTGGAATTCACCGCAATTTCCGCAAACAACATAATCTTTGTTAGTTGGTTCCAGAACTTCGCCGCAATCTGAACAAATAGATTTACGTGCCATAGATGTATAATTTGTTTTTTATAATATACTCGAAGACTTCCGGACAAATTTTAGTCATTAAATGTTTATGATTTTCTGCGTTAAATTCCGACATGCCTAATAGTCCTCGAACTTCCGAAGATGAAACCTCTATTGCATTAGGATCTTCATGTAAGTAAATATGAGGTTCTTTAAAATACCAGGCATTTTCAATAGCTGAGTATCCTTTTCTAGGAACAACCACGAAACGAATTAGTCTTTCAAGTAGTTCATAATTAACCCAATGATAGAAAGTATTAGCATTATCCAAACCAATAACTATGCTAAAATTGTATTGTTCGTTAAGTGTTTCTTCTTTGAGTTTCTTGACAAAGTAATAAGTTTCCCCATGAAGCTTATTGTCAATCTCAAATGGGAATATTTTGATTCTTTTATCAACCTGAGCAGCAAGTTCACACATTGAAAGACGGTGTTCGGGAGATACCATTTCTTTATTATACATGTGGTGATAAGCCGGCATTATCCAAACTTCGTCAAATTCTTTGGAAGTGTTCAATAAGAATTTACAAACTTGAATGTGACCAGTTGTGATAGGATTAAATGCTCCGCCATAAATAGCTACCTTGGTTTTTCTTCCAAGTGTTTTATATTGAAGTTTCCTCTTTTCTATTTTTTCTAAAGTTGCATGAACATTCTCATCAAACCACCACTCATTTTCTTCATGAAGAGCAATCAAGGAAGTTAAGAGATCCCCTGCTTCCTCTTTAAGATTTTTTACATCAGTCCATTTCATAAGTTCAAAGAATTCTCTTTGAATATCTTGAAGACGTTCGCTAAGAGGAGTATATCCAAAGTTATCTTTGAAAACCCCCGAAACTTTCTTTTGTAGAGATTTTGAGTCCATATTAATTTAAAATTGCAGATCCTAGAGCATAGCATACCATTATAAATGCAGCTACTATAAAAGAATTAGCATACTTGTTACTCCTCTTAAACAGGTATCTTCAAAGTTTTCTGGAGGGGTATAGCTACAGCAAGAGAAAAAATTCTTAATAATTCGGCCAGCATGACCCAGAAAATATAGAGTTCCTATAAGGACTGCTATAAATCCTAAAAGGTATAATAAACCGGTTAGTATTTCTTTCATTAGAAATCGGGGTTTGTAATCATTAAATCGTAATCCGTGAAGTCTTTGAATTTCTTCTTATCTGTTTTGAGTCTCGCATTAGCTTCTTCTTCGGACCAACCACGTTCTCCAAGCATTCTTTCTTTACGAATTTTTACTGGTGGGTTGATGTATATGATGAATGTATGTTTTCTGCTGGTTTTATCAATGTGTTTGATACCATCAGTTTCCATGATGAAACAATCTGAGGTATTCCATTCCTGTTTTCCAGTTCCGTAACCAAATCCATTATACTCTACATGTTCATAGAAAGATCCTATCTTAACCATAAATTCAAATGCATCTTGTTTAATGAATTTGTAATGAACTCCGTCCTCCTCACCTGGTCTACGAGGGCGAGTAGTATATGAAACATCAAAATGAAATCCTTTTTCTTCAAGTTTCTTTCGAAGATAGGTCTTACCGGAGCAAGTTGCGCCACAAATTATCACGCGTTTATGACTCATAATTATTTAATTTTAGTTGATATTTTTCTAAAAATTGGAGTTCCCCCATTTCAATTTTTTTCATTAACTCGATTTTTGTAACTAATTTTATGGGGTCTATCAATTTATATTTTAATCCTCTCTCTTCACAAAATCTAATTGCTGCTTCTTTTTTTAATAGAACGGATCTACTATTCCAAAGTTTTATTGGCTTAATTTCTACTAAATAATGGTTGCTTATAAAAAAATCAGGATAATAATTTCTTTCAACTTCATTATCCTTATATTTTATTTGATATTTCTTACTTTCTCCAGTTTCATATTTTAGATTAAATCTTTCAATATAGTAAATTATAAAAGAAAGTTCTCGCAAACTTCGAAAATATTTATTTTTATACCAACCAGACCAACCATTCCCAGAACCAGTTGGGGAAGGCTTACCATACATTGGATTATTTTTTCCTGAAGAATTTATTGATGCTTTCTTTTTAAAATTATTAAGTTTTTCATTTGCTTCTTTTTCTCCATATTTTTTAAGCCATGAATCATAATTATTTTTGCCATATCTAGGATTTAATTCTCCTTTTAATCCTTTAGTTTTATTTGTTTCATCAGAATATGTTTTCCCAATATTATAATTTTTTATAGCATCTTTGGATTGTTTTGTATGATTTTTACCAAAAAAACCATTTCCAGAGCCGGAATTGTTTATACTTAATTTCTTCTTTGTTTTTTCTGAAGCTTTTTTCCCTTTATTTATACCAGCAGAACGGCATGGCCCACAGTTGGTATTTTGTTTTATCGAAATTAAAAAAGATCTTTTATTTCGATAATTTATTACTTTTCCGCATTTTGGACAATTTCTTGAATACATAGTTTTTATTATATATATCCAAGTTCATTCCCGAAAAAGTTGAACCCACAAAAATTATACGTTTATGACTCATCTTTTAATTCTTCTAAACGTTCTTTAATAGGTTGTATAAAATCAATGTAAAAAATTAGAGCAGCTTTTGGCCCATAATTTTTACTAACAAAACCAGTAACTTTAGCCAAGTCCTTATCCTGCTGTGTCATTTCCAATTCTTTTGCCATTTTTTTATCCAGTTCGTCAAGATCAACATCTTTTTCCCAATCGCGATAGGATTTGCTTAGTTCATTTTTCTCCGACATGGTGACACGGTTTTTTCCAAATGTAAGTATCTTTGATTTCCTCTTTTAATTTATCTGCTTTTAAAATATCTCCAGCTTTCCTCAGTTCATCATATTTTTCCCATCGAGGATCATCGCTCATTTTAGCTTTCTTTGGTGTTTTCATTTTCCACTATATCAATACCTTGCAATTTATAATCTGTCACTTTTCCATTTTCATCCACAGTTCCAGTACCTCTTACTGAAATAGATATTTCCTTTTTTCTTTTATTGGAGAATATTCCGCAGATTCCGGTTATCAGAATTGCTCCAAATACAATCATCACTATCCACGAAAAGAAGAATATAAGGCACATGATAAAAAAGAGCCCTAACATTAACCAAAATAATTTAGCTGCGCAGTTCATGATTTAAACATTAAAAATTGTTCTTTTAATTTTTTGGTCCAATCTTTCAATCCTACAATATCCAAATATATTAATCCAGCATATAGAACTGAGGATAGGTAAAGCCCTTTATATAAAAATAGTCCGACATAAATCGTGTTTGCAAGAATCCAGACATACCAATTTTCAAGTTTCCTTTTAGCAAGTAACCAGTTGGCTATTAAGCTAAAAACTGCTACAAATGAATCTACCCATGGAACAGCAGCATTTGTATATTTTTTCATCACTATGGCTAAAATGATATATGCCCAAATTCCCCCAGAAAACCAATAAGCCATTTCTTTTGGAGTCATGCATGTGACTCTCGTATGAGTTTTAACATCCTCCAGATGTCTGCTCCAAGTTATCCAGCCAACAATACTTTGAGCTAAGAAAACAAATTGAAGACCAAAGTCAGAATAAAGTCTGGAATTCCAGAAAACGATGCCATAAAGAATAACCCCGATGATTCCTACAGGCCAAGTTAAAATATGCCTTTTGGTTGTCAGCCAAACATCTATTATAGTAAATATGACCGCAAGGGTTTCAATCATTTCTTTTTAATTATAGGATGCCCGTCTTTCTTATCAAAAACTATTTTGATTTTTCCTCGCAAACCTTCTGGAATAAAAGCATTTTTCCAAACAGATTTCCAAAGACCCCTTCTCCAATTTACATCATAGTCTCCGACGGGATCAATAATAATTTTAGCCATATTATTTTGTAGGTTCAAATATTGCTTCATCTTCATCAAACAAAAGATCAAGATCAACTCCAAGCGGGGTATATCTTAAATTCGGATCAACGGGCTGGATATAGTTTCTAAAACCATATGTTGCCCAAATAGTTCCCTCTGGTGTATCTAACCACCTTACAGACTTTGTTTGCCTGTATTTCTTTTCTTCGAGTGAAAGTGCATCCGTATACATTATCTTAAGGTTTTGCCTGTGAATACGTAAAATGGAATTGCTGGACGATTTGGGCCATCATCTTCTCCACCTGAATCCTTCTGAACTTTCCATCCAGCTCTATCATATCGATTCAAAAGTTCTTTTGTCATGATTTTTCTTCGGGCATAAGGAAGATTTAATTGACGATCCTGTATTGAGTCAAAAGTAAACTCAACTTGATGATCAGAAATATGAACCGAGTTGTTTCCAGTATATTGTCTTTTTATATCTTTGTCGATCTGATTTTCAAATCTTTCAATGATTAATAATTCGTCTCTTGTTAGCGGACCCTCCTTGAGCTCCTTATCTAACTCTGCAAAATTTATAGCCATAATTATCCTATATCATAACCTCTTACTCCAAAGTGACTGTTAAACTGAAGCAGCACTTCATCATAGACTGCTCTTTCATACGGATCCATTTCTCTTTTCTTTCCATTAACAATAAAAGAAGTGCTTGAAGTATCGGGAACTGATCCGGGATACATCTGATTGATTAGCCAATATCGGAAATCAATAATGTCCTGATTTTTGATTCTTTTTTCTTTCTTAGCCATTTTTTCCACAGCATTTTTTGTATTTTAATCTCTTACCATTATCGTCGGTTTTACCGCAAGGACATGGTTCGTTCCTTTGGTATTTAGGTTCGGTACGAACCGGCTCAATAACAGCATTTCTTTCTCTTTTGGAAAGATGATCATATCTCATATCTTCTAAACCCTGAAATAATTCGGGATTAGGATAGATTGGCATTGTTGGGCGAGATTGGAATGGATTGTTAGAAAATCCTTTAACCTTATGTTTCCAAGCAACCTCTTCATCGATGATAATAACATCGGGTTCTTTGTCCAATAATGCCTCGCGAGCTGCAATTACTTCTGCATTATCAGGTTTACCGCAGATGATATATCTTTTAACATTCCGATAGACGGAGCCGCAAACCATACATTTTGTGATTTCACCTTCTTCGTGTTCAGTGTAGTCTTTACAGACTTCGCAATAAAGTTCTGTATTTTTCAAAAGGGGTTTTACCGAATTCCCTAAAGCCAAATCTCCTGTAACTGCAATCTGTTTTGTGTTCATAATTTAATTTTTGTGGTCTCGGAAGGAATCGAACCTCCGCCCCGTATGCCTCTAGGTCATTACGGACGATCTCTCGCTCCCCGCATGTTCCGCCAGTACTCTGCCCCTAAGCTACGAAACCATTTAATATTGATATGAGCGTACCCAGTCTTTTGCTTTATTTCGTCATTTGTCTATTGGCCTTAACCCGACTATCATTGATCAGCTTTTAGTCTAAGTCTGTTTAAGTTGCATCTCTCAGCGGTATTAACGATTAGTTAGATCTCCCGCTTTCAGCTGTGATGGACTGAAGTTTCTCACCGTAGTGCGACGAATTCTCTGTATCAATATTTTTTCATTCCTTCTATAATAGCTAATCTTCGTTTCTCAGAAATGGGTCCTTTATTTTTTCCAAGATGAGATTTGCTCATGTTCTCTTTTGTTTTTTCGGATAAATTTTTTCCTTCCCAGAATCCCTTCTTCCCCATATTTGTTTTTGACAACTTTTCTTTCGACTCATCCGACCATTTAGGCAAACTTTTTCCTTTTTTTGCTTTTGACATTTTTTCTTTTGTCTCTTCGGATAATGTATATCCGGAAGTTCCTTCTCCACCTAGTGTCAAATTTAATAAAGGGCCTCGCTTAATTCCTTTAACTTTATGAAAAGTTCCATATTCCTTAATATATTGGATTTCAACTTTTAAACATTCCTCCTCATTTTCAGAAGTAAATATTTTTTTATAAACCAATTTTTCATCTGACTGAATAATTTTTAAAATTCGGTTATACAAATGAATATTAGTTTTCCTATTAATAGAATTTCCCCGAGCTATTTCACTATGCCGGTACATTCTGTTTCCTTTTCCTTTTCCAATATAAAAAACCCCGTAAGATAAAGAACTTAATTGATATACATAAAACATAATATTGTTTTTGTATTATATATCAAAATCTTCTAAAAAGTTTTGTTCCATCATTTAACCTAGTCCAAAATATTTATAATTGAACAATCCTGTGTTAAAGACCTCCAAGCCTCTTTCTGAAGATCATAATATCTCAGATTAAGACTTGGATTGTCGTTTAAATTAGGAGACTTAGGTTCTTTGCTTACCGGAATTAATCCGGGACGAAGGGTACCAATGGCATCTCTGATAGTTCCATCAGCTTTTCTGTAAGTAAAGTGAACCGGGGTAGGTCTTGCCATGAGTTGTTCCCTAAGTTCCTTTTGTTTATTGTCAAATGTAGTATTTTCCATAATGTCAATTATATTTGCGAATTTACCGGGGCCTTTGTAAAAGATATTTGACGTTATGATTTTTTTCGAATCGTAATTTCAAATCCCAAAATCCCCAAAACCTTTTTCAAATTATTATAAACTGTTTTATTGTTTCCTTTTTCAATCATGTATAAAGTTGGACGAGTAATTCCTGCTGCTTCGCATAAATCCTCTTGACGAATATCTAATTTGTGGCGGGTTTCTCGAATTATTTTAGCAATAGTTAAAATATCCGCATCACTAAATTCATATTCTTTTTGAAATAATATCTTCTCAGTTTTGTTGTACACAACATTTAAAAGATATGCCCCCTCATCTTTGGATTTTTTAATCCAATATTTTTCTTTTTCATCAAGATTATCTTTTGAGCATTCTTCAAGTATTTTAATTATAGGCTTATATCCTAAAAATTTTAATTGGTCAACCCATTCACCTATTTTCTTTGAACTTCTTCCGGTCATATGAGATTTGGGTCTCGTCATTCCGGTACTGCTTTGTCCGACATAATGTAAGTTATCGGTAAATGGGCAATAAAGTCCGTAGATTAAATACTTATTCATAAAGCAAATGTACAACAAAAATCCTTAGTAAAAAAATTAATTTACTTCTATTTTTGGAATACGGTCTCTCAACTCATCCCTTTCCTTAAGAAAATCCGGAGCAGGATTAACTTCCCAAGCTCCTCTGGAAACCCCCTCAACCATTTGGTGTTCTTCTTTAAAGGATCCAGTATTTAAAGGAGCAGTTTCAAGATCAAAAGAATAGTTGTAAGATATTAAACGTCCTCTTTTAAATCCATCGGGGAGATCATTCCAATTTTCTCCTTTATCGTGAATCAAATCCAGTTTTCCCTGAGAAGATACTCCTTCGAGTTCTTTTGTTGAATAAAGAGATTTAGCGGCCATCGAAACAGAGTTTCTTACGGCATCTTTTTGTCTCCATATAAAGTAGTTTTCAACTTCTATTGGATCCGGGATAGTAAATACTCTTGCATCAAATTCCCCAACTTTAACCATATCGATCATTTTTGCAACAGTATAGCAATCCAATTCAGGTTCAATATCAAATGTATTGGGGAATTCCTCGAAAACTCTTATCAGTCTAGCTTTGTTAAAAGCAGCTGTAGCAATTGAAGCAGCTACGGAAGCCATTTTCTGAATATTGGCATCAAACCATGCATCAGTTGTAGTCTTTTCAAAATCAGTTAACAAAACTGAGATTTCATCGGACTGAACAAAAGCAAACTGAGCTCCTTGAATATGTTCGCATAAAGCTTTTGCTGTTTTGTCCATAAAACCAGCAAATACGTTTTGTTTAAAATCTACGCTGAACGGTTTACACATCCCCTTTGTTAATGTGTGAAATGCTTTTCCGTCAACTCGGATAATTGTATATGTTCTTCTTGGAAGGGAGAAACGAGTTCTGTCTTCGTAATTACCCTTCATTCTGTCACCTAATTCGTCTTTCATTTTGTATCAAGTATTTTCATTGTTTTTTCAATTTCTGCATCAGTTCTGGATAGATTCGTATGAATAGTAATTTCTCCAGATTCCCTGGTATCATGACAATTCATACATTCAAAAACCCGATTGCTTTTTTCTGTAGCTATAAGAGGACCTGCTCTTCCATTTTTAGCACCACAAGTGCCGCATGTATTGAATTCCATTATTGAATGTATTTGGTTAAATCCAGAGCGGAAGTTCTAAGAGTAACAGAATTATACCCATCATTCTCTATAGCAATACTAATTGTTACCGGAACAACGCTTCCTTCAGTTAAACTATAATATCCAGAACCACCATTATCAGCTGGGATTTTTATATCTTTGTAAATGATATATCCCTTTACCTTAGAATATTTGCCGACATAAACATCGGTAACATAAAAATTCGTGGTGACTGTTACTGCATCATCGGGCATCCCTTTGCACATACAGCTGGATAACATTAGAATTATAGCAACAGCAGTGGCTAAAAGTAGAATCATTCTACGCAAGTTTCTTCTATTCATAGCTTTATTTTAATTTTGATTTTAGCATATCCTTTGATACTATCAATAAGCGGATAATCCTGTCTTATCTTAAGCATCTCAGTTGGGCCAACCCCGCTTGGTTCTTCTTCCAGATCAGACAGATTTAATTTCATAACACTATCCACAAATTTTTCCTGAGATCTAGAGAAGTAAAAATTTACATCTCTGGAAACCCCTCTGGAAACCCCAACGAGTACATAACCTTTAATTTTCATTTTCTTGTTCTAATAAGTTTCTATAATATTCTTCCAATTCATGCATGGATGGAACCTCGCCAAGACTTCGACATGCCTCCTGAGCTTCCTTGGTGCTATCGGTAAAAAGAACTTCTTTATACCAAAGTTCCCCATTACGTCCGTGAGTATTATCTTCCGTATTGGCAGTGAAAAATCTAAAACCTCTATCTGGTAGGGTTAGATGTTCTAAAACGACGTATTTTTTATCGCTTTTCATTGTTTGCATTTATAAGCAACCGGGTAAATTGTTTGAGGTATAGAAGTATCCTCTGAGTATTTTCTGTCAATAACTTCAGGCTCCCAGTTACCTGTAGATTTGATAACTTTGATCGTTCCGTTGTTATAAATAACTTTGATCATAGCATCAACAGCTGGTTTTTCCGAAAGATTAAAGCACCAGTTTTCCTTTTTATCAAGGATTGAAGATAAGATATAGATTTTTACTTTGGCTGGATCGACTCTCATGCATCCACGAAATTCGCGAGTGTAGGCACTCATTAAATCCAAAGCTTCCTGCCCATAAACATCGTATTGTTTATCATGGGGATCATAGATAACCAGGTGAGCTGGTTTATCTTTTTTCTCATTGAGTTTTCCGGTTCTCCATACTTCGTGAAATAAATGGATTAAGGTTACTCCTTTTTTGTGGGTTTTAACATCTCTGTTTAACCACTTATCGAACTTAGTCGTCATGAAATTTGTTGCCATTTCTTTCCTTTCTATTATAAGTAACCTTCTTACCTTCTCTCTGGACACTCTTTTTATGCTAGTTTTAGAGATAGTTTTGAAGTTTTTGTTAAATTCTGGTTAAATCTTAATCATCCAAATGAGCAAACCCGTTGTTGTTTCCATGAATAAATGTCCCGGGATTACGAGTTTTCGCTGGCGGAATAGGAAACATCATCATTCCTCGAGTTGTTACAGATGCTTTTGTTTCTTCAGGTTCCGAATCATAATCATAAAGAGCTTTGCAAGAACTGATTACGGTAAGAGTTACCCCATGATCAGTAAGTTTTTTAGCAACCCCTATTATGACTTGGGTAAGACCGTTTACATTTTTAGAAAAACCATAAGCCTTGCCTATTTCAATAGGATTTCCCAATGCATCGCAATGGGTTGTTTTTCCTGTATTTTCAAATTTTTCCATCGAGACGTTCTTTAATCTGAGTTTCCTGACTATAAAAAACTGTTTTGGTTGCTTCAAATGCTACTTCCGGCGTAACTCCGCCATCAGTTATAAATAAAGCATATAAGGGAAAATAGTCTTCATTTATTTTCTTCTTTTCAGCATCATTTAATGGAAGCTGAGTATCAAATAACATGAAGAATTCCTCTTTCAAAAGAGGAGCAGTAATGTCGATTTCTTCAAATGTTTTCATTAGTCAAATAATATATCAAATACGTAATCAGGTTCATATCCTTCGCTTAAAAGAACCTCTTCCGGGTCTTCCCCTTCTTTGAATCGTTCTTTCATTTCAGCAATCAAATCATCTGCTTCTTCGAAGGAGATTTCTCGGCTACTCATTATAGCTCTGTGTAATTCGGTTTCTTTTGCCATTATCTTTCAGTTCTATCAACAAACATAAGTCTTCCAGAATCCTGTTGTAAAGCAACACACATTTCAACACCATCATCATCGCAGAAAATATGATTATCCTCGAAACCATCTACTACGACTCTTTTGCTCCCCCAGTAAGTACTAACCTCAATCTGGTCTCCTCTTTTCATTCCTTTTAAGCTGAGTTTTCCGTTTTCTTTGAGATAAGCTTCGTAACCAGTACAGTTCATAACGATGTTGCCATCTTTATCTTTTACGTCTCTGGGATCCATTTCTTCCATGTGTCGTCATTTATATAGGACAAATGTACAAAAAAGATCCCAAACTAAAAAATAATTTGGGATCTTTTTTAAAGCTTTCCAGCTTTTTTAAATTCTTCATTCAGAAGCCGAATGTCTTCCATATCAATTTTCATGATATGATTCGTTACCCAGCTATAGAGATATTTAGAAATTTCCTCAGCTAAAATATTATCTGGGGTTGTGATATATCTTTCTTTAAAATCATGAACGATTTTTTTGAAGCTTTCGTGTTCCCTATAATGGGATTCACTTAATACCTGATATTTTCTTAGAATCTCTTCTTCGGCATTTATGTGATACTCTCCGTATCGTTCTACCTCTTCAATAATGTATTTAATAACTAATGAAGATTTTTTGTTTTCAATAGCATCGCGTAGAATCTTAAATATGTTGAAAAGGTTTCTATGCTGAATATCTAATTCAACGATACCAGTTTCAAGCGATTCATTCCATAGGAGTTGGTTTTTCATAAATCCATCTTATCTTTCTTGTATTTATCTTGCTCTTTTTGGGAAAGCCATGCAAAATCAGGAAGAGATTTATGGGGGGAATATTTAATCAATCCATTATAATATGCTTTAGATAGAACAATACCTTCAATCCAATTAAGATTTTCAATCTCCTCTGGGGTATTGCAAGCTCCCATATAACCAATTCCTAAACAATAAAGGGTTCTTTTAATCCCATACCATTCTTTTTCAGCTTCTCTTCTAATGTTACCCCAGTCCCTATATTCCATATCTCTGGCCATTTCATCCACATACGGAGCATACATAGCTTTTATAGTTTCCGAGGGGTCTTTCTTGTTAAGCTTAAGAGGATTTTTTATAACGTTACTTATTCCAAAAGAAGCTGCATGTTTATGAGGATCAAAATCTGTTGTAAACTGGTCAAACCATTTCCAATGATATAAAATGGACCACATCATATGTTCCGTGTCTTCTGCTTCAGCTACAGCATAATCCCAATATTTTTTCTTTTCCTCATCTGTATCCCCTTTAACCATCGGTCCTTTTCCGTTCATCCAATCCTCCAGATTCTGATAGTCACACCACATAGCATTAAAACAGGTTTGATTACTAGGATTTATCCAAACAGCAATATTCTGACTGTATTTTTCATCTCCCTCCAGCTTTTCACGAGGATCATTCATAGGTCTAGCAACCTTATGTTCCATGAGTTCATCAAGAATGGATCTTCCTATACCTAATTTCTTAATGACATTTCCCCCTCGGACAAAATGATTTTTCATATTTTTACTCTTTGAATAATTTCAAATCTACTTTTGATCTGATCAATATTTCCAATTAAAGTTTTTGTAGCTGTAAATTGTTTAGTATCTTTAGCTATACTGTCTAACCATAAATATTCAGCAAATACAATTTGTAAAATTTTTGTTTTTCCGTCTTTTACCCTAACGTGGTTTACACGAATAAGATGGCAGAACATATCTTTACCAATAGAATTATCCAACACACTACCATCAGCTTTTATTTTCCATGCTCCCCAGGGATTTCGGTAAGCTTTACGCTTCTTTTAGTTTTTAGGACTTGACCTTGCTGCAGTTTATCCCAAGTAGTAATCCCAATATTCATTGAGGTTAAAGGATCCTGATGTCTTTCAAAGTTCATACATATACTTTTTAACTCTGTAAATGTACAAAAAAAGACCCATATAAAAAAATTATATTGGGTCTTTTTCATGAGCGGAGAGCAGGATATTCGAAAACCAAGCGAATTAACGCTCAACACGCTTAGCAGGCGGTTCCGGCAAACCTTTCCGGTTTACTCTCCTTTTAAATTATTTTTAATTCTTTTAAATCATTTCTTTTCCATATTATTAGGGGTTCTTTAAATTGCTCCCATTTACATTTATCCAGTTTTGTTTCAAATCCTTTTATTTCTAAATAACTACTCCAATTAAAAATATAAAAATCCGGTTTATATGTTGATTGTTTTCCTTCTAAATTAACATAATCAAATCTTTTTGTATTTCTAATCCATCTAAAATTATTGTTATCTAAATATTTGGCTACATTTAATTCCCATGACCCATCAACAGTTATTTTTCCTGCTATCTTGCTTTCGTAATGATATTTAGGAGCTCTTCCACATTTTGAATCCCACCCCTCCTTGTATCTTTTTAATGTACTCTGTCTTAATTTTTCATTTTTTCTTTTTTTGCCTTCTTCTGTAGATGGGGATCCGGTAAATTTGCCTTCTTTAAAAGCTTCTTTCATTCCAAAAGATACATTTTGACAAAACTTTTCATAAGTTCCTTTTTGAACTAAAATTTCATCAAAAGTTTTGCCTTTATTATTTTCTCTGTTTTTAAGAATTTTTTCTTTTTTAGTTAATCCTGATCCATCACAATATTTTTCATGAATTTGTTTCCATCCAAAATTTGTAAATGTTTTTCCACATATCGAACAACAATATTCTTTTTTAATCTCATTGTGTTTAGGATTGGCATGCCATCTTTCATGATTAGTTTTTTGTTGTTTTAATTCAAATTCTTTATCGCAATGATTACACTTATACATAATATTATTTATTATATATATCCGTAAAAATGCAGGCTAGATTGCTATCCCCATTTCTTAACCCTCTAGAATTTGTGGGCATAGGAAGCCTCGAACCTCCGTGTCGTGCTTATCAGGCACGTATACTAACCAACTATATGATACGCCCATTTTGTCGGCCTGAGTGGAGTCGAACCACTATGCAACCAGCTAACCTTTCAACTGTTTATCAGACAGAGGGTATACAGGCCGAAATTTGTACTGGTGAAGGGACTTGAACCCCCAACCTTGACCTTATAAGGGTCCTGCGCTTACCATTGCGCCACACCAGTATTTTTGCGGAGGATGCGGGTAACGATCCCACCCAAGTTTAACCCTGACTTCGCCTTTCCAGAGCGATACCTTACCTCTCGGTCAACCCTCCAAAAATAGTGCCTGACCTCCTCAAGTTAACGGCGGGGTGTATTACCACTCTTCACTATTGTCGCATACACGTATGCTTTTGAGCACCCTCCGGAGATCGAATCCGGGAACCTCTTGCTTACCAAGCAAGTGCTCTACCAGCTGAGCTAAGGGTGCATTATTGAGCCTCTACGGGAATTCGAATCCCAGTCTGCTGATTACGAATCAGCTATAATTACCAACTATACTATAGAGGCGTGGGGTAGACGAAGGGATTCGAACCCTCAATCGCATCAGATCCACAATCTGGCCCTTTAACCAATTAAGCTACGTCTACCATAATGGGGTGTTATATGGGATTCGAACCCATCCTAAAAGTTCCACAGACTTTCGTGCTTACCACTAACACTAATACCACCATAACCGGGACAGCATCACACATATGCTTATCTGGTAGCTAAATCCAGATCCAACTTGCGAAGTTGGTTTCGCCCCTTGCGGATGAGGTGGGGTTCGAACCCACGCGCCGTGTTTACACGACCTAACGGTTTTCAAGACCGCCCCCTTAACCAATTTGGGTACCCATCCATATTTTATTTTCTAGCGGAGGGTAAAGGAGTCGAACCCTCGGGATTTGAACCGCCGGCCAGGTTTTCGAGACCTGTTATCCACCATCGAATGCTACTCTCCAAAACAAAAAAAAGGAAGACTGATTGGAGCCTTCCTTTGAATAAATCATTTAATATCTTAGTACTAAAGTCTAGTCATAAAAAGGCCGCCCTTATCGTGTGATGAGGTAATACTAATCGTATGTATGGACTGCCTTTTCATTGTTTTAACTTTTTGTTGTTTCTTTATATATCTATCTTATATACGTAAAAATGCTTAGGTTTTGTATTACTTTGAATTTTTTTCTTTTATTAAATCTTCACGAACTTCATCAAGTCCTTCAGCCATCATTTCATAATCTCCTCTGCTGTAGTTGATGTTATCAAGTCTTTTTTCGGCTTTTTTGCTTGCAATATAATTAACTGCTGCCATTACTACGAAACCAATTCCAACAATTGACGGAAGCTTTGCAAGTATTGATACTAATCCCATTCCAAGACCTGAAAAAGCAATAACTTTCATCAGCATAAATTGTGAAAACGCAATGTGCATATTTTCCAAATTCCAACGATCCAAAGTATTAATGAATCTCTGAGGACTATCAATAAGAACCTCATTAAAAAAGCTGTTCATCTCTTTCTTGTTCTTAAATTGAAATTCTGTATTTTTGAATTTAAATCCTTCGAATTCGATAACGCCTGTGGTTCTCATATCTCTTATTTTTAATTTCATAGTAAATGTACAATTATTTTACTTAGAAAAAAAATATTTTTGAAGAAAAAACGTTAAAATTAGTAATTTTTTTCTATGTACTCGATTAGTTTTGAGACGTTTTCGTCTGCTTTTGGCCCCATTAATCCTAAACAGGAATTGAGAAACTTTAGTCTTCCTTTCTTATAAGTATGCAAAGAAACATGTCCAAACTCTAATCTAATCTTCTTCTCGGTTTCTAAAAAACTTTCAAATGGTCCCTGGAATCCTGCATTATCTGCTTCCCAAAAAATCTTAACTAGTTTATCCGCTGGAACCACTCTAAATTGAGTTGCTTTGATCATTTCTTTAATAGCTTTAACCATATCAAATCTTTTTCCTAAAAAAGACTCTAAGAAAACTTTAATGGACTGATCCTCGTTATTGGAATTCCCCGGAACATAAATAGCATCGTGAAAGAAAGCGGCTATTACTAAAGATTCCCATTGAACTGAAGATACTTTTGATTTACTTTTTTCGAGATCTTTTAAAATCTGATATAAGTGATCTTCATTATGATACCTTCTTCTGGGTTCATTCCAAGCCTCCTTTAATTTAAAAATGGTTTTAGGAGACAAATATTTCTCAAGGATGTCCTTGTATTGAAGAAAAGGACTCAATTTATTCATTAATTTTGAAGTGGGTTGATAGGGGTTGGATAAAACATATTTACTAAAGCTTCATATTGCCAAATGTTTACTCCTAATTCTTTCTGAATTTTTTTAATTCTCAGATTATTCATTAGAGCGGATCCCCCCATAATAATAGCTAAAATAACAATAATTCCTGAATATATTAGAACAGGAACTGCAATTACATTGTGCGGTAATCCAATTACAGTTGCTAAAAAACCAATTCCAAAAAGAACACCGAGAATCCAAGTTACAGTTTTCTTTATTTTGAAATTTTCTTTTAAAGTACTATTAGAAAAGTACTTAAATCCAAATTTGACCCAAGCATTTGGTTGAAACTTATTATAAGCTAAATCAAATTGTTCCTTCGTTATTGTGGATATATCCATCGTTTTTATTATATTTATACTGGGTTTTTCTATTATGCTTCCAAGTACGATACATTCTTACTTGATGTTTCCAGATTAATCTGGACTTTCTGCATCCTCTGAATCCCCATTTGTGCTTTTGGTAATACCCATACTCTTCAGGATATGGATCTTGATCAACGGTGGTAAGAATTTTAAATTCTCTACGATTTGTGGTGTGCTCAAGTATTTGAGTCGTTTTCAAATAATGTCTTCTTCTCATAATGGTCTTATTTTAGGTAACTTTCTTACCTAATGACCATCGAATAATTTTTTCATGATTAATGATACATTTTTTTGATTCTTTTCATTTCTTCTTTATCATCTGAAATGGTTTCTAAAAAAGCTTGAAACTCTTTGTTTCTTTTATATTTTCTTATAACTTTAAGATATTTAATTTCTCCTTCTTTAACACGATCTATTATATAGGTTGCTGGTAATATTCCCGAAAATGCTAGAAATCCTACTATAGCTACTGGAATAGCAATTGTAATAGTTATTGGTTTTAAGTATCTTTTTTTGGAGATGAGAGAATTGATATTGATAGAGTTTCCGCTTAAAATATAATTTGTATAATTCATTATTTTAGTTTAAAAAAGTTGTGCCCCTAACAGGATTCGAACCCGTAACAGATGATCCGAAGTCACCCATGTTATCCATTACACCATAGAGGCAAAATTGAGCGGAAGACGAGGTTCGAACTCGCGACCCCCGACGTGGAAGGACGGTGCTCTACCAACTGAGCTACTTCCGCTTGTATAATTCAATAAATTCTTTTATTTTATTCTCCAAATATTTTTTACCATCTAATGATTTTGGGTTTCTCCATTTTATTCTAAAAACAAATATATTTTGTTCTGATAAAAAATTATCTCTTTGATTATCAGATATTTTTCGATCTTCCAATTCATGTTGAGAGCCATCAATTTCTAAATTAATCCTTTTATTTGGAAAATAAAAATCCAAAAAATAATTAGAATTGTTTTTATGTTTAATAAAATATTCAGGGATACATTCTTCAAATAACTTTTTGCTTTTTAAAACCTTTTCAAAATATATCTCAGGATAACTTTGTATTTTTCTTGAAACCCATCCAGAATGTCTTCCTTCTTGAAATGCTAGAATAGCACTTTTAGACATTTTTTCACATGATATTTTATTATGTTTTTTATTTTTAAATCCGGATTTTAATTCTCCAGATTTATATTTTTTTAATAATGTTTTTGAAAGATTTTCAAGACTTTTATTTGTTTCCTTTGATAACCCCTTATTCCAAATAATTTGGGTTTCCTTTAAAAAACCAATATTGGGATTTTGCCCTTTTCCTTTTTCGGTATGATTTCTTATAATATGTGTAGAAATTCCATTCTTCGAATACTCTTTATTACAATATGGACATTTGTATTTTCCGTTGACCAATTTCCATTCTTCTTTTACTCTTATCTTTGTTTCTTCTATATTTCCTTTACATGAAGAATAATGCAAATTAAAATTAGACAAACTTATTTCTTTATTGCATTTTTCACAATTTTTTTTATTTCTTGGTAGCATGCGAATATTTTCTATATATATTCACATGCGCTCTACCAATTTTGCTACTTTGTGCGGAGAAGGTTAATCGAAAACCCATCTGAGCCTTGGCAAGGCCCTATACTAACCGTTATACTACCTCCGCAATTTGGTGAGAATCGGGCGAACCCTTCCCACCTGGATAAATTCAGCGTCTTTGAAGGATTGATCATCTGAAAAGATTCCCCTCTTGTGTTATTTTATAGACCTGAGGTACTCTGATGATTCATTTCCCAAACCCGGGCTTCAGACCGTATAACACTTTACCCATTAGAACGCCGAAAGGGATTCGAACCCTCATGTGTCCAATTACACTTCTCCTCGTTCGTAGCGAGGCGTGATACCGGCGCGTTTAAATTCCAAAATCGTTCCGAAGAACTTTCTTTATTTCATTTTTCTCAGATCTCTTAATGGATCTGGATTCTCTTTTAAATGTGTTAACAACCCCTTTTCTTTCTTTGGCGGATTTATATTCCTCGTTCATTGCTTCTCTTTTTCGATCGCGAAGATCTTTTCGCTTCTTTTTGAAATCTTCCATTAGTACTCTAGCATTTTTTTGATACCGTACTTATTTCTTATACTTTCGAGCCATTGAAGAGTTTTGATTTTGCCCATAAAGACATCTCCGTCTTCAACGCCCTTGTAAACTATTCCTTCGGAAAGTCCGAATTCATTGGCTTCTACTCTTTTTACAAATTCCTCATTGAAAATTCCTTTCCAAATAAGTTTTTGTATGGGGAGTTCTCCAAATAGATTTTGAAAATCTGATGGAGGAAGGTATCCCTTCTTATATATTGCCGCATCGAAAAATGTTAAACTATGGGTAGCGTTCCAATCGTGCATACCTGCAAAGCTACCTGGACCATAAAACTCTCCAAATAAGGTAATTATCGGAACTCCTCTTAGCTCTTTTGCGTCTTTAAAAATCTGGTCAAATTTTGGAGCATATTCCATTTCAAACAAAGTAACAGCTTCAATAAATGGATTTCTGTTGTTCATTATCATTTCGGTTCTTGTCCCGAATTTTTTGAATCCAAATGTAAACTGGCTTTTCTTTGAAAGTTTTCTATCCCACTCTACCTGAAATTAGATCCATCTACCTTATCGAAAGCCCATACAAACTTTCCATAGTGATCCTCGGTATATTTCTGTATTGTGTGATATGCTTTCATTAGTCCCAGGAAATACTATTTTTTGCAGGTATTACTCCCAGCTGTCTTGCTTGATCCTCTGTTAAAGAAATTTCTGTATCAGGGTCCATACCTTCGTTAACTGCATAATAACTGTATCCGACCATGTCGCATAAATCTTCCCAGATTCCTTTATCGATTGCTTCTTCAGCTGTGATTATTATTCTCATTTTAAAAAATTAAACATTCTGGAGTCCATATACCATCGGAATTTCTAACATCTTTGGGTTTTGGAGGCTCAATTCTTATCTCATGAATCTGTTTAAAACTTTCATCCGGATAACTTGCCCCTTGGTGATGCCATTGGACACCATCCCATTCGCAAACTACCCAAGATAAATTTGCATATTGAACCCAATAAAAACCTTTTGCTCTATTTTTCATTTGTTTTATTGTCTCTATTCTTACCGATATGATAACCATCACAGTAAGCACATTTGTAATAGCTAAAGTGAACCCCATTTTTCTTACCCAAACTGATAGCTGATTTAGCAGCTGTTTCTTGAGTATTATAAGTCACCTTTGGCTTTTGAGTATCCTGCCTTATGTGAGAGTTTATGGAAAATAAACCCCATGCATTTCCAGTTATAAAGAAGTTTCGAAAAGCTCTTTTAAGCGGACCTTGATCTTTTAATGCTAATATGAGGTTCTTTAATTTCATCTCACTTCCACTACTGCTCCGACATTTTCCAATTCGGCTTTTATGGTTGTTACTTCAGCTTTTAAAATCTTTTCTTTTAAAAGACAGGGGGTAGAATCAACCAATGCTTTGGCTTCTTTAAGACCCAATCCCATTACTTCATGGACCTTTTTTATAACCTGCAATTTTTGATTGCCAATTTCTTTGAGGTAAACATTGAATTCAGTTTGTTCCACTTCAGGAACAGGTTCATATCCTGCAGGTTTAAACTCTGTTTTAGCTTTCTTGATACCAAAATCGTTTTCAAGTATATCAGCTAATTCTTTAGCTTCCAATACAGTCAATTTTGACAATGTATAAGCTATCGAAGATAATTTCGGGTTCGTGGGAGTTGTTGGCTCCGCTGGATCATTTGCAAATCTCATCTGTATAATATTATAAAGTTACCAAAGTGTTCTTCCAAAACTTCCAAAAGATGTTCATAATCAGAACTCTTCATATCTTTTTCAATTTCTTTGAAGTCATATAATTCTTTTCCTGCAAGACGATTTAAATTCTTGCAAATATCACTTGCTAATCCTAAAAGAGCATAAGCATTTCCATGCGGACCTGTCAGGTCAACTTCAATCTTATCAGTTCTTTTTTTAACAATCATTTTTCTTCAATATTAAAAATTCTTCCGTTTCAATTTCAACTTCTTTTTTCTGGAGTATGATCCATTCTTTTTTAGAAATCTTTAAGACATAAACCTTTCTAAATTTTTCAACTAGTTTGTTGGTAAAATTCAAATCTGGCCAAAATTCTGGATGAATACCCAATCCATCAACCCCCATAGCTGTACATAAGTCAAAACATTCTTTGTCTTTACTAATTGCTCTGAAAAGAAAATTTCCAGCATCTTCAAATGCAGGGGTTTCTTTGGTAGGCCGGTCCTCCTTCTTCACGAATTCAATATCCAAATCCATTAAAGGATCCGTAACAACTTCTCCATTTAATTTAATCTGGCCATTTTTAATTTTGACTTTTATGTCATTACTAAAAATCCCATGTTCCTTCAATATTTCGTGAATTACCATGGGACAAATATACGAAAAATATCCTAAAGTTGTCTACTTTATCTGAATAAATTTTTCATTTTCCATACCTTTTCTGATCCATCTCATAAGAGTGATGGCAGGAAAAGTTGGGGTCATATATGTTGCCCTCCATTCATCGGCGGTACTGTCCAATTCTACTTGATATACTGATTCTTCTACTTCAATAGTGTAATAGAGCTTCCCTTCGCATGCATATGAAAAGCGAGCAGTATTACCCTTAACAATTTGCTTAAGAGTATGAGTCATGTTTATAAATTATTTGGTGATCTCACTGGGAATCGAACCCGGATTTCAAGTTTAGGAAACTCGCGCACTATCCGTTGTACTATGAGACCAAATTAGTGATCCGGGAGAGACTCGAACTCTCAACCACCTGCTTAGAAGGCAGGTGCTCTATCCATTGAGCTACCGGACCATTATCGGATATTATCGGGTCATAACGGATAAAATATTATACATTAAGTCCCTTTTTCTTAGTTAACGTATATTATTTTATACGTTATGTGGGAACTGGGGGATTCGAACCCTCGACCCTCTGCTTGTAAGGCAGATGCTCTGAACCAACTGAGCTAAGCTCCCATAATCGAGAAAATCGGAAGAGGTAACAGGCGGAATTGAACCGCGAAGTAATCTTAACAGGATTTTGCTAACCATTAGCACGAAGTAACTCTTTCCATTACTACGATTGTGATCCCGCTGGGGCTCGAACCCAGGACCCCATCCTTAAAAGGGATGTGCTCTACCAACTGAGCTACGAGATCTGACCTTATTGGAGCCGGCACCGTGATACAACGGGGGTCATCCGGCATGTATTTTCGCTGAGAAAAATTAGAAGAATAATGCCACCCTTTGTGGCGATTTTCCCTTTAAAATCTGGCGGGAAAATTGAGAATCGAACTCAACGAAGTAATTCTTACAGTTACTACAGCTTAATTGGTAGCGGGCACTAGTACCGCCCTAGCAACCTTGGGTTATGAGCCCAATGAGATGACTATTTTCTCCAACCCGCAATTTTTTCCATCTCTCGAAAGATTTTTGAGAGAGTTTATTTCTTGTTTCTTTAGATAATGTTCTTTTTCTATTACCCTCTGATATTTTATCTCTAGTTTCTTTAGAGGGCTTTATTAATTTAGCTTTTTCAGCAAGCAATTTTTTAGTTTTTTCAGAGTGAGATTTATTTAAGAATTGAGCTCCTCCTTCTCCCCCAACCCCACAATTATAATTTGTATTGCTGGATATAAAATTCTCTGTAACAATTTCTTTTTCTTTTTGATTCATTAAAATTTCATTATCAAAAACAAAAATAATTCTTTTTTGAAAATTCTCTTTACCGTATTTCTTAATAGCCAGTTCCAAAGCTTTTCCAGACCCTAAATAATTATCATTTAATTTCTGAGTCTGATGCTTTCCGATATAAAACTTGCCATTAAATTTATTCGTAGTTTTGTAAATTGTATAATACATTTTTATACATTAAATTTGGTACCGTCGATAGGATTCGAACCTATGGGGCTATAAAAGCCAAGGGATATTAG